GCCTGTTTTATCTGCAAGAAAAGAATTAGTAGCAGGATTAGTTGAAAATCCAGAGTTAGCCTTAAAGTTCTTAGAGCGTAAGCGTAAAGGTGAGTTTGGCACAAGGCAAGAGTTAAAACATAGTGGGGAGATTAAGACTGTCCAAGAACTAAGTGAAGAGCAAAAGGAAAAAATTGACACATTTTTATCTAATATAAAAGAATTAGAAAATGAGGACAGTAAATTACAAGAGTAATGAACGTATTTATATTGGCAAAAAAAGTCCTTTACACTTTGCCAGTGTTTACTTAGACCACTACTTGAGTCACAAGTTTCCGTCTTTTCATTTTGACTTATCAAAAAAACTAGACGATGACGAAATTACAAGACTGTTAGCAATAGCTTTTCGTGAAAGTGCGAAGAGCGTTTTTGCTGGATTAATTTATCCTTTACAATGTATTTGTTATAAGAAAAGGAATTTTATTATTTATGCGTCTGATAGTGGTAGTTCGGCAAGTAATCAAATGGCGCCGTTGATACACGAATTACAGACTAATACTAAGATTAAAGAGGATTTTGGCGAATTGTTTTTAGAGCCAGAGACTGAATTTAAAATCAGTAAAAAGAAGACTATCAGAGATTTTGTAACAGCTAATGATATAAGAGTTTTGGGTGTTGGTATAGGTACTAAAGTTAGGGGGGAACGTCACTTGCAATACAGACCAGATTTGTTGATCTGTGATGATATGGAGTCTAGTGATAAAATGAAATCTGAATTAGGTCGTAAAAGAGCGTATGACTGGTTAAAGACTGAAGCTCTCCCAGCTATGAACCAAGATTATGGTAAAGCAGTAGTTATCGGTAATATGCTTCATTATGATTGTTTAGTAGCTAGACTTGAAAAGGAAGTTAAGCCAGACGGTATTTGGGATTTATTGAAAGTGCCAATCAGAACCAATAATCACTCTAACTGGCCGAGTAGATATGTTTTGACTGACTCTGAAGCTAAAGAAATTAACAGTAAATTGCCAGAAGAGAAGAGGGATTTAAGAGTAATATCAATTGAAAAAATCAAACAGGATAAAGGTACTCTAGTTTATAATCAAGAATATCAATTAATACCGCTTAAAGATGAAGACAGTATAATTAAACGTAGTTGGGTTAGATATTATGACCAGATTAACCCTCAATTCATTAAGCAAATGGTGATCGCTATTGACCCAGCCGTTTCAGAAAAACAAACAGCCGACAAAACAGCAATAACAGTTTGGGCTAGAAATGTAGAGAATAATTATTATTTATTAGATTTTATTAATGAAAGGCTTAGTTTTGACAAGCAGGTTAGAGCAATAAGGAATGTTTACAGGTCTTATCAAGAATTTAATCCAGTTATACTTTTAGAGGACGTAGCATACCAACAGGCTTTAAGACAGCATTTAGTTAGACAACACGGACTCCCAGTTAAACCAGTGAAACCAAAAGGGGATAAACGGTCAAGATTAATGGAAGTTTCAGTTTATTTTGAGAATGGTCTTGTATTCGTTAAAAAGAACCACGACGACGTTATAGCACAGTTAATTAATTTCGGTTTTGAAAAACACGACGATTTAGTTGATAGTACAATTTATGGTATTAAGGGATTATCTACTGAGTTACGGTTAAGAGGTCATAAAAAAACTAACCTTAAATTATGATATTGCGAGATTTAATTCCTCTTGATGAAGTTGATTATAAGGTTGAAGATAAGAAGTCACTAGACTTTGTTGCAAAACAAGATATTGATTTTTTTTTGAATACGTTAACTAAAAAGCAAAGATATGTCCTTGAAAAACTTTTAGAGGGGTGGAAGCAATACGAAATAGCTGATATTATGGGAGTAAGTGAACCAGCCATGACCAAACATAAAAAGCTGATCGGTAAAAAGATAAAAAGGTTTTTAGAATACAATGTGGTTAAGAAAAAAGAGAAATAACTGTATAATTAAAGTAAAGTGGTCTAATAATTATTTATATAAAAATATGCCTCAAATTATTACTATGACTAAAACAGATAATAAGTTTCCTAATATTAAAGATGTTTGTAGATTAAAAATTCTAAGAAAATGGGAACGACTTTATGACGGTGAGCATTATAAGGAGTTCGGAATTAAAGATTATTTTGTTGATTGTCAAAAAATTGAAAAAGAATTATACATAGCTATAAATTTACCGTCTTTAGTATCAGAATATTTTGCTGATTTAGTCAGTAGCGAAGATATTACAATAATTGCGTCAGAGGAAAAAGAACAAGAGTTTTATGACAATTTTAAAGTTGAACAACAATTAAACGACAAAGCCTATGAAATAGCCCTAGACCAGTCTATTTATGGGTTTTCAGTCGTAAAGCTAAGAACAGACGACGATGAAGTTTTTATGGATATTGTACCGCCTATGCAATATTATCCTAACCTTAGCAAAGTTGACGCTTATGGTAATCCAACAGAAAAAATATTAGCCTCTTATCTAGTTATTGATAATGTTAATTATCTTTATAAAGAAATTCACACCATAGACCCAGCCGTTGAGAACTCCGGTCATATTGAGTGGGAATTGTGGAGATTAAGTAAATCATTAAAACCTATTGAAAAAGTTGATGTTTCTCTAGTTAAAGATGACGGTATTGATAGTCAAGATACTGGACTTAATTTTATCCCTATTTTTCAGATTAATAATTTAAAGACCTCAAAACAAGATTTTGGTAAATCAGATTATAAAGACGCTCAAAACTTATACCAAGAGTTAAATGACCGTACTACTCAAATTTCAGTACAGTTGATTAAACATATGAACGCTAAGTTGGGAGTTCCTAACGGTATTTTAGATGAAAACGGTGAGATTAAGGTTAAAGACTTAGACGCTATTGAATTTAATGACGAGGGTCAAAAGCCAATTTATATCACAAATGATAATCCGCAAATTGATAACGGTTTTAAACAAATTGACAAGTTATTAAGGTTTATTGCCTCTATTTCTAAAATTCCACCAGAAGAGTTAGGTTTAGAGGGTAAAGGTGGAGCTGAAAAAGTTGAAGCTATTAAAATAAGATTATTTAATAGTATTCGTAAAGCTCAAAGAAAACGTATGCAATTGACTACTGGGTTGACAGATATTTTAATGTCTGCTCTAATTATGAGCGGTGAGTCAACTGACCCGTCAACACCAAAGATTGTTTATGACGATTTCTTGCCAGTTGATGATCGTTTACAAACTACTCTTATAATTGAACGACTTAATGCTGGTTTAATCTCAAGGGAAACTGCTATCAGAAGACTTGAAAACATAGAAGTTGAAGCGGCTCAAGCTGAATTAGATAAAATAAAACAAGAAGAAGCACAAAATCAATTTAGCTTAAATACTCCAACGCCAAGAATAACTGAATTATAATATGTTTAGAAAATTAGCTCCCAACACTTTTGAAAAAATTGAAGAGATGAGTTACCTTGATTTGCTTGAGAAATTAAGTGATAAAAACCAGGTAAAGAAATATTTAATTGGTTATGTTATTAGTATCCTCTTGTTTGAATTGTTTATATTTATTACAATAATAGTAGTAAGAATTTCATTATGGCTAAACTCTTAGATAAAACAAATTTATCGTCAGAAAAATTAGAAGCAATAGTTAAATTGTTTAGAGCCGGACAAGAAGACATTTTTGATTTGTTATTTAAAAACATTGATAAAACATTGACTAAGAATAGTAAGGATACTTTGTTAGCTGAATTGACAGTTATTTTAGGTGCAATGTCGGCACGGTCAAAACAATGGTTTGCGACTGTTCTCCCAGAAGCGTATAAGGCTGGATTGAAATTTGTTGATAGAAGCGTAGATCAGTCTGCTCCTATTACTGCTGACCATATTGATATTGTTAATGAATTAATTGACGCTGGTTCATTGAGAGTTGATATTGCTCTTGATGTAGCAAGACGAGATTTTCAGTTAATAGTTGACCAAGCCTTAACAGACCAGATAAGATTGAAATTGTCAAGCGTAGAGGGTGATAGTAT